AGAATAGTTCTCAACTCTGTGGCCGTAACAATTGTCGGCATCTCGTTTCCTTTCGATCTAAGGGGTTAAGCCCAGCTCGGGAGCGGACTGGGCCTAACTATTGGGATTAACTACGCGACCATCCAGCGGTAAGCACCTGCGCCGACCTTTGTAGCCAATGCGCCGTAGCCATAGTAAGCCACTTCGATCTGACCGTTGAGTGCGACGTTTGTCTGAAGACGGAAACGTGAGGATTCGTACCAAGTGTAAGCATCTGGGTTGACGATAATGAGTGTGTTATCACCAGTACCAGAGAGGTTGCGAGTTACGCGGAAATTGAGTCCGAGGAGGTTTCCTGTTGCGGAAGTTGAGCTGAGGTTACCACCTTGATTCATATTGCCGATAAGGTTCTGATAAATCGGCTTTCCATTGTCCGCAAGATTTTGAATTGCACCCCATTGCTGAGGTGATGCAAGAACGTTCTGTGCGAATCCGAGAGTTCCAGCGTAAATTGAAACGCCAGCATCGGAAACGAAATCAAGAAGACCAGCTGCATCGAGAGTGCGGTTTCCGCCATCTGTTCCGCCGGCAATTAGGCCGTCGAGGATTGCGGTTTCAGTTGCCTTGATATATGCGTATTCCATCTGACGAACAAGTTCATCAAAGAACGCAGGTGAGGAACGGTCGAGAAGTTCGACCGAGAATGTTTGTCCTCCAGCGTACTTCTTTACGTTGACGGTCAAGAATGAGTTTGTCATTCCTGTTTCATCGATTGCAGCTGCTTCAGCTTCTTCGCCAACTGTTGGTACAGCGGTGATTTTAGGAATTTCGAAGCTCATTCCAGCATCAGGCAATACACCCGAGCTGATTGATGCCGCTACTGGGCGATCTGCGTTTGACAACGGGTTGATTACTTCAGTTAGTTGACGAGTTGGGATGAGACCAGCATTGTTGCTTGTGGTGTCATCGGCCGCCATAACGTATTGACGTGCAGCATCATCTCCGAGCTTTGCGCGTACGCTCATCTCGAGATATTTCGCCTTTGATAGCTCAAGGCGAGGAGCGGTGAAGAACGCTGGGCGTGGCGCAGCGGCTTCAACCTTAGCTGCTTCTACCGTTTCTTCGGCAGGAGCAGGAACGGTAGTGTCAGACACTTGTTCTCCTTCGGTTGGTTTGTCCGCTTCGGCGGTTGCCGGAGCAGAATCTTGTTCTTTTGGTGCTTCGTTCTCTGATGCAGCGACTTCACTAACGCGAGCAGAATCGATTGCTGGATCAGTCACTAGGGAAACTTCATCAAGGGTCGCTGACGTAATATTCATTACACCTTTATTGTTGACCCATTCATTTATTTGAGCGCCAACGCTAAAGCCATCCCTTAATCCTTCTGTGGCTTCGATTAAGGCATCTTCTCCGGCCATAGTATTGGCGATCTTGAACGTAGCCACAATTCCGTCCTTAGTTACTTCGTGAGCTATCAATTTGCCAATTGGACGAGTCCGATCGTGCTCCAATAGTAATTTGACGGGCTTCATTTCGATTGAGTCGGCCGCGAAAACCGTTGGCCCAACAGAGGTGTTGCCCTGCTCGTTCCAAGTAACAATAGTTCCGCTAATCGTGCGCTTAATTGTGTCGGCCGCCGTTACGACCATTGGCATTTTGATTTTCATCGGATTAGGTCTTCTTCCTCTTGAATTTGCTCAACGCTCATCGCGCCAATGCGGTTCAGGATTTCATAAACCTGCGCTCTTTCGAGTGGATTGCCGCGCAGGAAGTCATCAAGGTCAAAGCGAACTTCGGTTGTTGCCGGAATGAAGTCTGGCATTGAAAGACGTTTCTCAATTGCAGTCAATAATGGACGAAGTGAAAAATCCACTAGTGAGCGCCGTTCGCTGATCGAATTTGAATAAGTCATTGAGGTCGTTTCGGCGCTCAAGAAGTATGCTGGAATTCCAGCTGCTCGAGCCAATTCTAGCGCGACATACTGACGAGCTTCAGCTAATTGAAGTGACTTTGGATCATAACCAAATTCCTTAAGATCAACGTCGGCATTTAAAAACGCCGTTGAACGTGATTGACGTGCAGTACGCCAAGCAGAAAGTAAAGCAGAAACTCTTTCAGCGGTTAGATTTGTGCCGTTTGATTTCAAAACCATCGATGGGTTAGGTTCTTTTGCATAATTTACGGCGGCGTTTTCCAAATATACTGCCGCAGCTACAGTTTTACCAGCACGGTGTAAAAATCCTTCATCATAACCATCAAATCGAATAATGGAACCAATGCCTTGAAGCGGAACGTCCATTCCGTCGACTTTGTATGACTCAATCATCGTGTTTCTAAAATTTGTATCAACTGTTACGCGGTCTGGACTTACGCGAGTCCAAGCTCTTACTTTTCCACCGTCAGTCGCCGAGTACATATCAAGGACTTGTCCATAACCAACGCCATAAAGCCAAATATCTTCGGCAAGCCAAGTGTAAATGAGTGATCCGGGAACTCGAGGATCTGGTTGATTGATAACTCGCAAAGGTTCGACGTGTTCTCCGGTTAGTTTGTTATATTGCTCAAGAGGAAGCGATCCAGTAGTTCCGCAAATAATATTTCTAGCGCGAGCAATCGAAGGAACGCTCATTGCCAATTGACGGGTTGTATTTGTTGCTCCGCCCAGAATGTTATATACAGAATCGCTAATCTGAACGGGAGTTAGCGCGGCGGTTACATCGCTAGTCTTTTGCGGTGTTTGAGCCGTAACTTGTGGAAAGAAGAAATCCCTAATAGCACCCATTAAGCCACAATTGTAAGTGGTGTGTGCTACATAATTACAATATCGACACCATCATTGGCTTTAGTTGCGTAGTGAGTCGCCATAGCCGATGCTACCGCCCCACAAATTACCGCGTTACTGACTTTACGACCCATTACCCAACCGCCGTCACCGAAAGGCAACTTGACAGCGGCTAGGCAATGTTTCGTTAGCTCGTCTTGTCCAGAGTGAGCTAATCGCTGAGATGATATTGCTCCCAGTAACTCATCGCAGCTTTGCGCATAGTCAAGACCATCGATAGGTTCAGTCCTAATACCAGCTGGCGCTAATCGGGCAGCGACCGCAGAAGCGGTGCGGGCGCTGTATGCAACCAACTGAACTGGATATTTTCGTACCCATTCGGCTAGGTCATTAGCCAAAGATTTGTCATCGAGGTTGGAAGGATTGTGCCAAGTTTGCAAGAGGATCACTTGGAATTTATCTCCCTCGAGTTTTTGGCTAGCTACAAGAGCCGCTTGTTTTCTATCAGGACTGAGATCGACAGCCAACCAAGTATCTGATTCAGGGTTGAGCCGGAGCCCCTCAACTCTACAGCTCTCCCACTGAGACGGATTGATTACTGGGTTGATTGTATCGACCCATTGACATAAAACTTCTGTGCGCACAATATCCTCGGGGTCTGACAGCACTGCCCGAATGTTGTCCGGATGAACGGTATAACCGAGAGACGGGTTGGCTTGGCAGACGCCTAACCAAAAGTCTGGTGAGTTATCAAATTTGATTCCTTGAGGTGCGCTCCATTCGAACCAACCAATATCGTCATTACCGCCGTGAATTGCAGCGTAAGCCCGTTCTTTCAATTTGTTGAGAACTATTGAGTGCTGATCTCCGGCATTGGAATAGACCCATATTTGAGGATTTGGCGAAGCCATTTGCGTATAACGAAGCGCAGACCAGACATCTTCATCTTTATATTCGCGAGCTTCGTCCAAGTGGATAGTTTCGGGTGCGGCAATACCTCGACCAGCTGAGTTATTGGCTCGGACAATATATCGACGACCTTCAGTGAACTGTAATTCTTGAAATCCTTTACTTTCAAGCTTTTTAGTAAATTCGGCGGCCAGTCGGGGAGTCTGTTCGATAATTCCATATATTTTGTAAAACAATTCCGCAGAGGTAGTGAGTTTGTGAGCTGTGTGAACCTGTAATTTTTCTTTCAAAACATAGATTCTAAATAAAATCTGCAAGGCCATAAACGTAGATTTGCCTTGTTGGCGGGCACATAACAAGGTTATGACCGGATGAGCCCATCGGCCATCTGGCTTATATTTGAGCGAATGATGGGCAAGCCATTGCTGCCAAGGTAGTAATTCGTAGCCGATTTCCTCACAAAATCGGATCATAGCCTCGCCGTGAGAGGGTAAATCATTCAATTTTGTGTGAATACGAGGGTTTGGCACACCACGGTAAGCCGATTCATCCCTTACTCGGGCTAGAACCTTCGAATCGCTCCCAGAGTCTCCCAGAGGCTCATTCATAGTGCCGGACGCTTCCATTTTCAGGGAAAATCTTCCCAAT